GCTCTCCAGCTGGCTGAACACCACCAGAAGGCTCAAGTACAAGAGACATATTCTTAGACCCCATAAGGTCTTTCAATGTGCTTAGAGACACCTTACGAAGTTCACCAGCTCCAGCTACATCCTCTTCAATGAACACGTTAGCTACGTTTGTAGCAACAGCAATAGAGTTAAGCTTTAGCTTACCACCTACTTGCCATCTGTCGTTTACATCGTCCCACAAGAAAGACACGTTAGACTCAGTTCCTCTGTCTACTTCAAAACCAGAGAATGTAGAGCTTACACCTGCGCCAGTCTCTCCTTTGTTAAGGACGATTACGTTATCCGTAATAGCTGTGTTCGTGGTCTCAATGCTTGTCAATGAACCTTGAACAGTCAAGTCACCAGTTACAGTCAAGTCATCACTAATAGTAATAGCACTTGATGTAGCATCTTGTGTGATAACAGAATCAGTCAATTGACCGTTCGTGTCATCCCACATCATCAAGGTGTTAGCACCAAGAGAAGCGTGGTTTTTAAGAGCTACTGCGTTAGATTCAACTGAGATACCTGTTCCTTCACCTACAGTGATAGTAACTGACCCACCAAGAGCCATAGTACCACCAGAAGTAGAAGTAAGACCGTTACCCTTAGTAACTGTTACACTTGAGTTTGTAAGTGATGCGTTAGGAATTGCGTTAAGCTCAAGTTGAGTACCGTTAATGCGAATACCAGTTCCAGTAGATGGTGTCAACCACTGAGAGCCTGTTCCAGACGCATCGTAGAACATAATAGCGTCAATAGCACTACCCTGCTTTTCTGGAGGTAAAAGGTTCTCAATACCTAAGTGATTAAGCTCAATAACAGCATCACCACCAGAGCCACTTGTAATGTACATTGTATTCAACGCACCAGAAGACAAGCTTGTAAGGTCACCAGTAATATCTACCCATTCAGCACCATCTGCATCATAGATGTACAGCTTTTTAGTACCAGAGGCTGAGTTCCAGTACATTTGACCCTCGACTGGATTTGAGGGAGCGAGAGCCAATGAATGCATAACCGCATTCTTCAACTCATTTTTTTGCAGGTCAATGCTTCCGCTAATATCAAGACCTGATAAAAACTTAATAGCCATAGAGCTTTTTTTAGTTTAAGTAAGCTTTGCCACTAAATGAGGCGTTGAAGCTTACGGTTAGGTTATTATTATCTACATACTGTACTTCTCCAATAACCACGTTATCTCCACTGTCTACAATCGTTACCGATGGTTTCTTGTTGAGGTTGTGGTTAATAGTCCAGACTTTTGAAGATGAGGTTTGCTCGTACTCAAATCTTGAGTCGGTAATACCTATAGCCTTCATACCAGCAATGGTTACATTGCTTGGGCTTTGTTCTGGGACTGTGACACTGATTACAGTGCCGCTTTTTATTTCAATGTTGTTACTCACTAATATCTTCGTTTACTTGAAATACTCCGTATATCCAAGTGGTTACAACTCCTCCAAAATTAGACTGTAGGTCATATACATATAATCCACCGTCTACGTTTGCCATATCAGAAGCGTTAGCCGTAACTTTTAAGTTACCATCAACGTCCCCTGCATAAGTAAATGCTGTCTCTGGAATAATATCCGAAGCAGCAGTATCTGTTTCTTTTACATCAAGCTTCCAAGAATAGCCTGTTAAATCAAAGGCAGCTCCAGTGCTATCTGTAAATGCCAAATCAAGAACAAACGTATCGCCCTTGCGACAGGTAATGTCTACTCTTTTAGCTGCGTCTAAGTTTATCTTGTTTGCCATTACATATTCCATTTTTCTCTGAGGTATTGCCTTGTTTGGGCAAGCTCAAGCTCCGTTAATGCTCTATCGTAAATAAGTACCTCGTACAAGAACCATCCTGTTCCTGTTCCTGTTACGGATGGGTCGTCTGGATTGTTAGTACCTATACCAAAACCATCACCAAAGTTTAATGTTATTCCAGAAACACCGAACTGGGCTTCTCTTGACACACGTCCGTCATCAAGACCCAAGTAAATATCAGAAGAGTCAGTTCCTCTTTTGTAAGCGTATGCAATATTTGTATCGTTAGTTGAGAACGAAAACGGACTATTCCAAGCACCACCTATACTCGTTCCAACAATACCTCTTAATGCGTTATAGGTTGAGCGACCAATCCTAAAGCTGGATGCTGCACTTGGAGTGTCATCATCACCAACATAAAGTGCCGTGTGATAGTTGCTTAGCCCAAAGCCAACATAAATCATTGTGAAGTCAACATCCCCTTGCAGAACTGGGAGTTCTGACTCAAACAAAAAATCGTTAGTAAACAAGAGTGCTTTCTTACCATCACCAGAGTCAATTACTTGTGCTTGTTTTGCTCCGTCTGGCTGGAATAAGTCAAAATTATTTCCGCTTTGGTCTACATAATGGTCTGCGTACTGGTTAACACTAAAGTCAGACAATGATGATTCATTGTACCAAACAGTAGGGTTTAATGCCATAATAGCATCAACTCCAGCAGGTGAAGAAACTTTGGATTTAGCGATATGTAACCCTAATCCAATCATTAACCTTCAGTCAAGTTGTAAGCCAATACAACACCAGAGATTGCGGTAACTGATGTAAACTTTCCGTAGATAGTTAGACCTGCTGGCAGTAAAATCTGCGCTGCATCTGCGTCCATACCTGTTGGGATAGTGTAATCAATTAGCGATTCCTCAAGGGCTGTGATAGCGACAAACTCTCCAGCAACTGGTGAGCTACCAACAATTTTAAATCCATTTTGTCCGAATGCTTGAAGATTGTGAGAAAACTCTCTCTTCAGCGCATCGTGGTCTTTATCGAAAGCCATATTTTCTATTTTTTACAAAGGTACTAATTTACTGGTTATCAAGCATTTAACATATCAAGGATGTCGTCACCACTATCCTGCAGCTCTTCTCTCTTTCCTTGACGCTGAGAAATCAGCTTTGACTGCTCTACAGCTTGTTTCTTCACTCTATCGTCTTTTGCTTTTTCTTTTTTGTCTTCGATGCTTTGCTTGAAGCTCATATCTCCAGCCTTTTGCGCTTGGTTAGACATAGCTCTAAGTTTCTCGATTTCCATCTTTAGGTTGTACTCGAGTTGCAGTAGCTGGGCTTTCGCTTGAGCGTCTGCTTGAATCTCAGCAATCTTACCCTGCGACAACATCTGGATTTCCTGCATCTTTCCTTGTGATGCGGCCTGTGCTGTTGCTTGATTCATTTGAGCTTGCATCTGAGAGTTCTGCTGAGCCATCTGCTGCATAGTCTTCATACGCTTCTTACGCCTTACTATAAGCAGTCTTTCCGCTTGGTCTACATCTTTAAGCTGTCTTACAGCCATAGCATCCTCGAGGTCAAGTTCTTTCTGAGCAAGAGCTACCTGTATGTTTTGCTCTAAGTATGCTCTTTCGGTGTCATCCATTTCTGTTTGAATCTTGATACCGAAGCTGTACATAGGTAGGTTAGAGAAAGAGGACAGTATAGACATACTTGAGCGCCCGATAGCGTTCTCGTACATTTTGTACAAAACAGACTTTGGTGGGATAACCTGCAAGCATTTCACTATGTCTTCACATACTCTGCTGTACAGATAAAGAGCAGCATTCGTAATGTCATATATAGCGTTGTTTCCAGCAGCCATTGCTTGCTGACGAACACCAACTAATTGCTCTCCTTTTGGAGATGTTCCATCCATCACTTCGTTAATACCTGTTGTATCACGGATAAGACGTAGATTATGGTTGTAGATAGCAATAAGTTCGTTGATGTTTCTGATTCCATTCTCTAAAGAACGAACTGGAGGGTTCTGGAATCCGCCTTCTGGATTCTTTGAACGGTAGTAGAATACACCTGTCTGTTCGTAGATATCTTGGATGTCTAATGGCTGTAGTTCCCCTCCTTTTCCGAGCTGTACGTTTTCGAGACCTTCGATATCCACAATCAATCCGTCTGGCTTAGCCTTAGCAATAGCCTGTTGTAGTTTCAAGTGAGACAGCTGTAACTGGTCAGCAAAGCTGATTACAGAAGACACAAGCGACTTAGGCATCATTCTGCGTAGGTTGGTCGCAACAACAGAGTAAGAAAGTCTTGCTCTTGTTATATCGTGTACGTTTTTAGGAATATTTTTCTTAATTCCGTATCCGAACATAAAATCAGTACCCACAATGTAATTACCACCGTATACGGTAGCCGTTCTCATTGATACAGGCTTTCTGTCAAACACTGATTGCTTTGGCGCTTGGTATTCGAATCCCTTGTAGTAAAAACCAACATTTCCGTGGCGAGATGTTTTTTCCTCGAAGAACATATCATCAACAGAAATAAACTCAAACTCCATAACCTCAACGATAAACTCATCGTATCCGTATGTTGTTCTGTCTAATGTTTGGTCGTAGTATTTGTAGGATAGTTTGTCCGCTCTGTTTTGGTACTTGTTTTTAACTCCCTGTGCGATTTTAGCAAACTCTTCTTCCGTAAGGTCATTGCCAGCGATGCGCTTAAGTTCTGAGATGCTAATTTTCTTAACGTGACCTGCATAGATGAGGTCTGAGAATGTTGGGTCTTCTGTGTAGCTATGGAAGAAATAAGCAGGGTCAACGTATTCTTCAGTAATTCCATAGTTTGGGTCGTTCGTTCTTTTTACAACGCCCATACCACAGGTTACTAAATCGTTTACCGCTCTCCTGTATACACGCTGGTCAAAATCATTCCACTCGAGGGTTAGGTTGGCTCCGAGCTGTGCAGCAATTTCTGCATCAGTTTTGATATTAGAGTCAATGAATATCTCTGCTTCTTCTTTTGATTCTGGAATATCTTGTAGCTCTGTTTTAACGTTAAGACCTTGCTCCTTCATCTTTGCAATGAGGTCTCTGTTTTCAACGTTAAACATCATCTTAGCTTTTTTCTCGTCTTTCTCTGTTTTAGAAAGAGGGTCGATAGCTTCAACGTTTGGATAAGGCTTTTTAGATAGGATGTTGTTTACAACAATCTTTACGAATTTAGGTACGATTGGAACAGGAGACCAGTCGAGATTAAGTAACGTTCCGTCTCCACTGTTAGGGTCAAGCGAACTTAGAATCTGCTTGTATATTGAAGTGTCTTGTGTACCATTTGCATAGTCACGATTTGTTTCAAAATCCTTTAACCTACGTCTAAACAGACTTCTTTCATCGTCTGAGTGACCCCACTGCTTTTCTATTGCCTTGGCGTACTTGATTCCGTATGCTTTGGATGTTTTTTGACCGTGAGGTGCAAATGGGTCTGGGAAGTTCCCGTACTTACCCTGTTCGTTTTTATTATCGTACATATAGCCTTTCGCAAAATACTTCCTTGCAAATATACGAAAATAAACACCTGTCTATTAGCGCCTTATCTCTTGGGTAAAGCGTCTAAAAAACTTTTTATCATCAAAGTTGGATTCCTTTTTCTTCTCTTTGAATTTCTGGGCAGCAAGCAGCGCTAAACCAGAACTGATTGTAAGGTCAACTAAACCAGAACTGATTGTAAGGTCAAACTTGGTACGGTTATCTATCTTGTACCCAATCCAATCCTCAAGCGTTCTGTTAAAGTACATTTTCCCCATTTCTCCAGTTTCGCTGTTAATTCCAACGTGCTCCTCTACGTATGCCTCAATAGCGTGAGCGTGAGCCTGTATCACGTCTTGCGAGTTAGAAGGTATACCCCTTGTTTTGACGTTTGTAGCCGCATTAGGGGACTTTAAATGCTCTGGACGCTTCATTACATACTCTTCGTATCCACGTGCCTCAAAATGCCTTACAATGCCGTACTTGTTGTTCTCTATAAGCAGTGGGTATCCATAGAACACAGCTGCCATTAAGATGTCTTCGTAAAATATCTTTGCAAGAGGTGGTCTCGATGCATACTCAGCAACAAACATATTCGCAGGAGCGGCCATACTGAACTTGTTGTACAGGTGACAAGCACCCTTTGAACCCCTGTTATCAACGGTAGAGTCCAAATCATAACTATCCACACCTCCGACACCTATGTGGTCGTTTGCTGGGTGTTTCTTTCCGTACTTAATTACGTACTTATTTCTTATTTCTGGCTTTGGCATCCAAGCAATCCTCCATCTGCCTTGGGCGTTTGGACTGAATACTACCTCACTGTCTGCAACACCGTCTTTCCAACTGAAGTTTCCACGAACAACTGGGTCTGGGTACAGCTCTTGGTTGTGCTGAATCTGCTCGTATATCTTACCGATGTTGAACGTAGAACCTTCTATTGAGTCACGCATTGCCTCATCCACAGTGAATGGGAACTGACGAATGAATTCGTTCAATTCTCTTGCGTCATTCTTTAGTGCGTCTCTTTCGTTTTTTAAGTACGTCTTTGCGCCTATCGATACAAAGTCACCATCAATGGTCTCTACTGGTTCTTCTGGGTCTTCGATGATTGGGTTTCCGTACTTGTCAAAGAACCCCTCCAAGGCTTCGTAGGCTGGTATAAAAAGTCTATAAAGCCCAGTCTTTGTTCTTCCGTTGGCGTTTCTTTCGTTTGGGTCTGAGTCTCTCCAAAGCTCTTTATACTGTTTTCCACCTTTATCCATAGGATTGACAGTCGAACCCATAAGGCACTTGCCAACAATCTTACGTCCGACAATAAGACAAGTACGTTCAATACGCCAAGCCTCACGGATGTCAGTAGGTTTTTCCCACTTGCCGCTCTCATCAAGATAGAGCATATGTAGTTTTTCTCCATCGTATGCGTTGTTTGTAGTGTTTTTCCAGTTTATCACTGTGTTCAGAGCCTCTCCTTTGTTGGATGTTTTATTGCTCTTTGTTATCCGCTTTGACGGTTCACGAAATGCGAGTTCCATACGTGGATTGGTTGTACCGTCTTGTATAGGCTTGAAGAAGAATGGATAGCTCTTGAACATAGGAACTACCTTTTTCATAAAGATATTCTCCTGTGCGTCCTTACCTGTTTTAGACTGTATACCAAGCAGTTTATCCTTTACCTGTGTACCCTCGTCTACGAGTATTGCGGCAGACATATTGGTGTATCCAGAACGTCTACACTTTACATAATTCTGCCCTATTGCTCTTGGGTCTGATTCTATTGCTGCGAAATGAAGAAACAGCCTACGTTGGAACTCTAAGTAGTAGCCGTAGCCGATATCCAGCTTCGACCACTGTAACATCATATAGTGTCTCCCTGTAATGTAGACAGGCCTGCCATTATTGAAAAACCAAACACCCTCACGCCTACGTTTAAACTCCTGTTCGATATACGTAGAGAAGCGTTTTTTGAAGTCCGAAGGCATCTCGAACCACTCATCCATAGAACGAATCCTTTGCAACTCTCTTGGCACAGGAAGTCTTTGCCACATTTGCATAGATACATCCCTTCCATAGTTGAGTATGTCTTCGTCTTTTGGAGCTTTGGGAAGCTGAATATCAACATCACCGATTGTGATGATTTCTCCAGCTGTATCGTTGGGACATATGTTGACAACGTAGTCATCGTACCCCTCAATTTTCTTAAGACCCGCCATTTCATTTTATTTCTGTATATTTACATTAAATTAACATAAGCCCTATGAAAAAGCTATTGATTCTCATCGCTTTGTGGGGGCTTGCCTCTTGTTCATCGAGCAAGAGTGTGGCGGCTCAATCGTGTGTCTTCGAAAACTGCGATATAAGCGCCGTCCACTCCCACGCAAGTTACTGGGCAAGTTACTAAAAATCCCAGTATAAGAAGACTTGACTACTTGGAGAACTTCTCTGCGAATCCTCCAGAGTAGTCTTGCTCTTCTTCAATCCCTCCTGTTTCTTTAAGTTCTCTGACCATTTGTTCGAGCCGCTGGTATTCGATAAGGAGTTCTTTTGCATCTGTTGCTGTTTGTTTAATACTCTGTAGTTCTGCTTTTCTCTGAGAACCAGACAGCTCGCCATCAACAGGCTTTCTGATTTCATCAATCATATTGTTAATCGCTATTTCCATAGAAGACAATAGTCTTTCCGATGCCTCTACTGTATTGAATTTACTTTTCCTTGGCATACATTAATTCAGTTGCTCTCATACGGTACACCTTAGTGCCGTCAAGAAGTTCCATTTCGTACTGCGAATTTTTTCGGTAGCCCACCACCTCACCAACGCCCACTCCAAACCATTCTGCACTTCTGGGTAGGGCGAGTAGTTCGCCTTCCAGTTTTGGTTCTTTTTTGAGCTCAAGAATG